TCACCCCAATCACAGGAAAAACACCATGGCTGATTATCATCACGGTGTGCGCGTTGTTGAAATCAATGACGGCACCCGCGTTATCTCCACCGTTTCCACCGCCATCATCGGGATGGTCTGCACCGCAGAAGATGCCGACGCGGCGACCTTCCCGCTGGATACGCCGGTACTCATTACCAACGTGCTGACCGCCGCCGGTAAGGCCGGTAAAACCGGCACGCTGCGCGCCTCCCTGATGGCTATCGCCAACCAGGCTAAACCGGTTGTTGTCGTGGTACGCGTCGCCCAAGGCGAAACCGAAGCGGAAACCACCTCCAACATCATCGGCGGGTCAGATGAAACCGGCATGTATACCGGCATGAAAGCCCTGCTGTCCGCGCAGACTGAACTCGGCGTAAAGCCGCGCATTCTCGGCGTGCCGGGTCTGGATAACCAGGAGGTTGCGACCGCACTTGCCGCCGTCTGTCAGCAGTTGCGCGCCTTTGGCTACGTCAGCGCGTACGGCTGCAAAACCGTGTCCGATGCCATCAAGTACCGCGACAATTTCAGCCAGCGTGAACTGATGGTTGTCTGGCCGGATTTCGTGGCCTGGAACACCACCACCAACGCCAGCGACATCGCCCCCGCCACCGCTTACGCCCTCGGCCTGCGTGCCAAAATCGACGCAGAAACCGGCTGGCATAAAACGCTTTCTAACGTCGGGATCAACGGCGTCACCGGCCTGTCTGCCAGCGTGTACTGGGATTTGCAGACCCCCGGCACCGATGCTGACCTGCTGAACCAGGCGTGCGTCACCACCCTTATCCGCAAAGACGGCTTTAAGTTCTGGGGGCAGCGCACCTGCTCGGATGATCCGCTGTTCCTGTTTGAGAACTACACCCGCACCGCGCAGGTGCTGGCGGACACGATGGCGGAAGCGCACCTGTGGGCGATGGACAGGCCAATGACCCCGACGCTTATCAAGGACATGATTGCAGGCATTAACGCCAAGCTGCGCGAAATGAAAACCGCCGGTCTGATCATTGACGGCACCTGCTGGTATGACGCGGAAGCGAACACCGTTGAAACCCTGAAAGCGGGCAAGCTGTTCATTGATTACGACTACACGCCGGTGCCGCCGCTGGAAGATTTAACCCTGCGTCAGCGCATCACCGACCAGTACCTGGCGACGTTCGCCACGGCCATCAACAGCTAAGAGGCGCTAAAACATGGCACTGCCTAAGAAACTGAAATACCTGAACCTGTTTAACGACGGGAACAGCTACCTCGGCACGGTCAGCGCGCTGACGCTGCCGAAGCTGACCCGCAAGCTGGAGAACTATCGCGGCGGCGGCATGACCGGTTCCGCCGCCATTGATTTCGGCCTGGACGACGACGCGCTGAGCTTTGAGTGGACGGTGGGCGGGCTGGATGAACTGGTGCTGAAACAGTGGGGCGCAGTCGATGCCGTGCCGCTGCGCTTTGCCGGTTCCTTCCAGCGCGACGACACCGGCAACACCTCCGCCGTGGAAGTCACCCTGCGCGGACGCCATAAGGAAATGGATTTCGGCGAGTACAAACAGGGCGAAGACACCGAAACCAAGATCACCACCCAGTGCACCTATTTCAAGCTCACGATTGACGGCAGAGACGTGATTGAAGTCGATACCGTGAACATGGTGGAAATCGTCGGCGGCGTTGACCGCGTGGCACAGCACCGCAAAAACATCGGCCTGTAAACCGTAACCCGCGCCGGACACCGGCGCGGAAACTCCCCTTTGAAGAAGAGACACCGCTATGTCAGAACACAATGAAAATGTCGTTATCCTGGAAGAGCCGATCAAGCGCGGCGACACCCTGATCACTCAGATTGAAATCATCAAGCCGAACGCCGGACACCTGCGCGGGATTGGCCTGGCGGCGCTGGCGAATGCCGACGTTGACGCGCTGACCGTCATTCTGCCGCGCATTACCGTGCCGAACCTCACCGCCCAGGACTGCAAAAACCTGAACCTGCCCGACCTGATTGCGATGGCGGGCAAGGTGATTGGTTTTTTATCGCCGAAGTCGGAACAGTAAAGCTTCCCCCTACCCTGACCGTTGATGACCTGATGGCGGACGTGGCAGTGATTTTTCACTGGCCGCCGTCAGAACTGAACCCGATGACGCTCACCGAGCTGCTGGTGTGGCGTCATAAGGCCATGCAGCGCAGCGGAGCCGAGAGTGAGTAATTTAAAAGTAGAGGTGCTGTTAAAGGCGGTTGACCAGGCGACCCGCCCGTTTAAAGCGGTGCAGAACGCCAGTAAGACGCTGGCCGGAGAGATTAAAAATTCGCAGACCACGCTCAAAGACCTGAACGCCCAGGCCGGAAAGATTGACGGCTTCCGCAAATCCAGCGCACAGCTCGCCGTCACCGGCCAGAAGCTCAACGCCGCCAAGGCGGAAGCGGCGGCGCTGGCGATCCAGTTCAAAAACACCGCCAGCCCGACCCGCGCCCAGGCGCAGGCCATGGAATCGGCGAAGCGTACCGCCGCGCAGTTGCAGACCCAGTTCAACGGGCTGCGGCAATCGGTGCAGCGTCAGCGCACGGAACTTACCCAGGCGGGTATCAGCACCCGCACCCTGTCTGACTCTGAGCGCCGCCTGAAAACGTCCATCAGCGAAACCACCGCGCAGCTCAACCGGCAGCGCGAATCCCTGGCACGGGTGAGCGCGCAGCAGGCCAAGCTAAACGCGGTGAAAGGCCGGTATCAGGCGGGCAAACAGTTCGCCGGTAGCGTGACCGGCGCAGGGGCGGCCGGTGTCGGCATTGCGACGGCGGGCACGGCGGCGGGTGTCGGGCTGTTGATGCCCGGATTTAACTTTGCGCAGAAAAACTCTGAATTGCAGGCGACGCTCGGGCTGGAGAAAGATTCCGCCGATATGACCGCGCTGCGCACCCAGGCGCGGCAGCTCGGCGACAACACCGCCGCCTCTGCCGATGATGCCGCCGCCGCGCAAATCATCGTGGCGAAGTCCGGCGCGGACAAGGACGGCATTCTGGCGGCGACGCCGACCATCCTGAATTTGTCCCTGGCGAACAAGCGCACCATGGAGGAAAACGCCACGCTGCTGATGGGCGTGAAGTCCGCGTTTGGCATGACCAATGAGACCGTGTCACACATCGGTGACGTACTTTCATCGGCCATGAACAAGTCGGCGGCCACCTTTGAGGGGTTGTCTGACACCATGACCTATGCCGCGCCGGTGGCAAAGCAGGCCGGTATCAGCGTCGAAGAAACGGCGGCCATGGCCGCTGCCCTGGCGGATGCCAAAATCACCGGCTCGATGGCGGGCACCGGTGCGCGGGCGGTCATTACCCGCCTGCAGGCACCGACGGGCACCGCTGCGGCCGCGCTCGGTGAGCTGAAGGTAAAAACGGCGGACAGCAAAGGCAACATGCGCCCGCTGTTTGTCATCCTGAAAGAAATGCAAAAGAGCTTTGCGAAAAACAAGCTCGGCGATGCGCAGCGTGCGCAGTACATGAAAGCCATCTTTGGTGAAGAGGCCAGCTCGTCGGCGATGGTGCTGATGGACGGCGCAACGTCGGGCAAGCTCGACAAGCTTACCCAGGCGTTCAAAACCTCGGACGGGAAAACCGAGGCGCTGGTGGCGATCATGCAAGACAACCTCGGCGGCGACTTTAAGGAATTTCAGTCCGCCTATGAGGCGGTCGGGACTGACCTGTTTGATCAGCAGGATTCATCCCTGCGCAAACTGGTGCAAACCGCCACCGGCTACGTGCTGAAACTGGATAAGTGGGTGGTGAACAATAAAGCCCTGGCGGACACGCTCGGTAAAATTGCGGGCGGTGCGCTGCTGATTATCGGCGCGCTCGGCGTGTTTGGCCTGGTGGCGGGTCCCGTTATCAGCGGGATTAATTTGATCGTTGCCGCTGCGGGGATGCTCTGGACCCTTCTCGGCACGGTGGGCGGCGCGATTGCAACGGTGATCGGCGGCCTGACGTGGCCGATTGTTGCCGTCGGTGTCGCCATTGTCGCCGGTGCGCTGCTTATCCGTAAGTACTGGGAGCCGATCAGCGCCTTCTTTGCGGGCGTCATTGAAGGACTGGGGGTGGCATTCGAGCCGGTAAAAGAGATGTTTGCGCCGCTTAAGCCGGTGTTTGACTGGCTTGGGGACAGGCTCAAAGTCTTGTGGCAGTGGTTCAAAGACCTGATCCAACCGGTGAAATCCACGCAGGAAACGCTGAACAGTTGTAAAGATGCGGGGGTGTCGTTTGGTCGCCTGGTCGCTAACGCACTGACCGCGCCGCTGCAGGTGGCTAATAAGCTGCGTAGCAGCGTGGTCTGGCTGCTGGAGAAGCTCGGCATCATCAAGGATGAATCCGCAGACATTGATAAAACGGCGGATAAGGCTGACCGGCGTTCGAAGCAATCCGGCGACGGGGATCTGCAAGCGCATCCGCTGGATAATCCTGCCCCCATTGTCCCGCCGTCGGGCGGCCTGCTGGGAGGCGGTTACACGCCGGTGTCCGTCGGCGGCGGGCGCAGCTATATCGACCGCAGCACGCACAATTACACCATTGCCGCCGGTGCCGGCTTAGGCGTCCAGGATACCAGCCGCCAGATCCGCGCCGAGCTGGAAGCCCGTGACCGCGCCCGCGCCGCCCAGCAACGTTCCCGCATGGATAACGATTAAGGAGATGTCCGCATGATGTTAACCCTCGGACTGTTTGTGTTTCAGTTGCAGACCGTCCCCTACCAAAGTTTGCAGCGGGACGTTGATTACCGCTGGCCGGTAAACAACCGCGTCGGCCTGCGTCCGCTGCCGCAGTTCCTCGGCGTGAATGAGGAGAAAATCACCCTGTCCGGCGTGCTGATGCCGGAAATCACCGGCGGAAAGTTGTCACTGATGGCACTGAACCTGATGGCCGACGAGGGCAAGGCGTGGCCGCTGCTGGAAGGCAGCGGCACCATTTACGGGATGTTCGTGGTCAACAGCGTCAGCGAAACCCACACGGAACATTTTTCCAACGGTGCCGCCCGCCGGATTGAATTCACGCTGACGCTGACCCGCGTGGATGAATCCCTGGCGGCCATGTTTGGCGATATGAAAGCCCAGGCCGACGGGCTGCTCAATCAGGCCGGTGGCTTAACGGGACAGATGGGAGGTCTGTTGTGATTACGAATATGACCATCGGTGCCGGTGCGCAGCTTGCGCCGGACTTCACGGTGACCGTCGGCGGTAAGGACATCACGCAGGACGTCAGCAACCGACTGATTTCTCTGACGCTCACGGATAATCGCGGCTTTGAGGCTGACCAGCTCGACATCGCGCTAAGCGACACCGACGGCCTGCTGGAGATGCCGCCACGCAGCGCGGTGATAAATATCGCGCTCGGCTGGAAAGGCCAGCCGCTGACGAACAAAGGCGATTTTACCGTGGATGAGGTGGAGCATCGCGGCACGCCGGACACGCTGACTATCCGCGCCCGCAGCGCGGACTATCGCGGCAGCCTGAATGCCCGCCGCGACAACTCGTATCACGACACGACGCTGGAGGCGGTGGTGTCCGCCGTGGCGGCGCGCAACAACCTCAAACCCGCCATCGCTGAACCTTTCAGGGGCGTGCCGGTGTCGCATATCGACCAAACGCAGGAAACCGACGCGAAGTTTATTACCCGTCTGGCGGAGCTGAACGGCGCGGTTGTCGCCATCAAGGCCGGTAATCTGCTGTTTATCAAACCAGGCGCGGCAAAGACGGCCAGCGGAAAGCCAATCCCGCAGATGGCGATTGTCCGCAGCGACGGCGACGGGCACACATTCAATATTGCTGACCGTGGAGCCTACACCGGCGTGTTGGCAAGCTGGCTGCATACCAAAGACCCGAAGCCGAAAAAGGTGAAAGTGCAGCGCAAACCGAAAGTGCAGTACCTGCGCGCACTGCAACACCCAAAGGCAAAGAAGGTCAGTACAAAGGCGCAGAAAACGCCGGAGGCGAAGGAAGGGGATTACCTGGCAGGAAGTGATGAAAACGTGTTTGCGCTCACCACCATTTACGCCACGCAAAAGGTCGCCATGCGGGCAGCCCAGGCGAAGTGGGACAAACTCCAGCGCGGTGTCGCGGAGTTCTCGATTTCCCTGGCTCGCGGGCGGGCGGATTTATTTCCTGAGACGCCGGTGGCGGTGTCCGGCTTTAAATCCGTGATCGACGCGCAGCCCTGGATAATCAGCAAGGTGACACACAGCCTGGGCGGCAGTGGATTTGTGACGACGTTGAATCTGGAGGTCTTGCTGTCGGATGTGAGTTATGAGGCAATCGGGGACGATAGGTTGTGAATGGTTGAGGCTAAGCTTCATGATGAGCGTATAAAACATGCCTAAAAACAGTAGTATATCCAAAACACCACTGGGAAGAGTGCGTATATAAGAAGGCAAACCCAAACGGCCTTCATAAACCAACGGGCATGACGCCAGATGTAACGCTCCCTTTCGTTAGCGTCACGGATCGCGCTTTGTATATCGTCCTGATTTGTCATCTCGTCTGCCTTGGGGATTTTGTCACCTGTTATGTAAAACACTGTAATCCCGGATGTATGTTTTGAGCAATAACATACAATGATTTAATTTGATTAAAAATGATTACATGGTGATTATTATGATGCATTGCCCCAAATGCCAGCACGCAGCACACGCCCGTTCCAGCCGTTATCTGAGCATCAACACCAAAGAACGCTATCATCAATGTCAGAACATCAATTGCAGTTGCACATTCAAAACTCATGAGTCGATCGCTGACATCATTGTTGAGCCAGGAACAGTTCATGCCGTTCAATTGCATCCAGACAAACACAGCCAGCAATCCCTACAGATGCACTAAAGAAAAAGCCCCGAATAAACGGGGCTTAGTTGTCGATGTGGTCAATGCGTGGACATTTAAATGAAAAAATCCATTTAATTCATATAGTTAATATCTTTTTCTAAGGCACAAAAATGTGCCTTTTTTAGTGCCTTTTTATTACTCAGCGCCGTTCAACAGTATCTGAACCTGTCAGTCTGATGTTCTCAATTGTCGACGGAGATATAAGCACGCACCAGAATAGCG